CGCAACAAGAAAGGAATTGACCGAGGAAACAGGCGGATTAATTGCCGGGCAGTTCATGGCCATGCGCACCGACATACTGGGAATGCGCACCGACATAACAGCAATCCGGGGATATTCTTCCGAGGCGAATAACACTGCACTTGATCAGATGAGCGCAATAAATCAATCTGTCACCCATTTAGCAAATATCGAAAAGAACACCCGCGACATCTCACTATTGCGTGAAACAAACCAGAAACTAACCGAAATGAATACATACCTGAAAAACCTATGACCTTTGACGGCAATGACATACAGGACACTTATAATCTCCGTCTTGCATCCGTAACCGGGTTGGAAGATCGGGAGAAATTCAAATCAGTCCTTCCGTACTGGAATGGATCAGATGCCCTTTCTATAAAGGAAGAAAAAACCGTCACGGCGCACCTGTTTGGTTCATTCAACACGACCGGAGAATTGGCGACCGCAATCAGTGAGCTTAACAGTGCAATAGACGTTGGGCCACGGCATACGGTTGTATTTGATGACTTGGGGTACACACTGTCGTGTGTCGCAAAAGAAGGATTCAAGACCCGGATATACGGGGCAGATAGATGCACCATTGAAATTGACTTACCACTGACAATATATACGACCGGATGAGCTGGAAAATAAAATCAACCGACCTGACAACATACGGCGTTTACGTCGCCCGGTCAACAGGGATATTCGACAAACCGGCATGGCAGGCACGGAATGACGGAACTGACTGGACGGATGAGCATGGAAAAGAGTACTGGCAGGATGCAACAGATCTGAAACGATCAGACCGGGAAATTGTCCTGAATTGCTGGCTCTCCGCAAATAGCTATTCCAGTTTCCTTACAAAACTCAACAACTTCAAAGCGTTGACTGAAGAACGCGATTTCACCCTGACCACACCATTTGGCACCATTGCACATTGTTATATTCCGGATGGGTTTACGATGGTCAGGGAAACAAATTACAATCAGTCCCGGCAGATTGGAGTTTTCACCCTTCGCATTGTTGTGGCAGGCGACACGCAGGAGGATTTAATCAGCGTATACCCACCGGAAGGCGGAACCGCAAAAACGACAATCCTGACAAAAAACCTGAAAATATACAAGCGCCTATGTGGCGACATGTATGCGACTTGCACGACTGAAACCGTTACACCGCTATCAATTTCGAGGGGTGATTTCATTTCTATCCAGGTGAAAGGGGCAGATGATGATCAGTATGAAAACTTTTACCTGGTCATTGACCCGGAAGTCAAAAAAGTCGCAACAAACAAATATTCCTACAATCTGCGATGGGAATATGGCACATACGCGCTCAAACAGGTAGATTTCAAGTCCCTGGTAACATCAACCCCGGAGGAATCAGATTTCCCGTTTTATGCCGATGTGGAAGAGATCATAGATAAGATCATGGCAAACCTGCAAACCAGGTATCCGGGATTGTTTACGAAAGGGACAATTGAAGCAACAGAGAGAAGAAACCACCAGTTTTCCGGAGATAATTGTTATGATGTTCTCCGCCGAATTTGCAGTGAATATGAGTTAGAATGGGACTTTGTAAGCACCTCCGACACAGACCATAATTGCACGTGGTCGCTCGACGTTGCCACAAAGATAGGGCGGAATTGGCCCTATACGTTGGAATACGGGAAAGGGGAAGGGCTGTATGAGATCACACGGGAAAGCGTCAATAAGGAAGAATTGTGCACTTCGTTGTATGCTTGGGGGTCAACAAAGAATCTGAAATCAGACTACCTGTACAGGCGGCTGAAATGTCCCACAATGCCGTTACAGTCCAATGTTGCCACGTATGGAGTGGTCGAAAAAACAGTTTTCTTCGATGATATATACCCTCGATTTCAGGGCACAGTTGAAGGATACGTACAATATCCGTCATCGTCCGGGGAACGCGCTACAATCGGCACGGAATGGGAAGAAACCGACCTCGAAATATACCGGCTGCGTGACAGTGGGATCGGCTTTGATTTAAACGACAATCAATATCTGACAGGGTTACCGGCAAAGGTTCTGTTCACCGGCACAAGCAGGCTGGCCGGTATGGAATTTGAAATCAAGCGGTACGACCACGACAACAATCATATCTACATGAAGCCGTTTGTAGATGAATATGGCGGGAAGTTTCCGAATGCGTCAATGTATCCGCAGACAAACGATACATATACCTTCATTAATATCAACCAGCCATCGGCATACGTCACCGTTGCGGAGACAGAAGTTTTGTCTGCGGCCCAGGCATGGTTAACAGGAGATGAAACACACGCAGGGCACGACACACCGGCAACCACATACGGCGTAACCGTTGACCCTTCATTTATCCGTTATATTATTTCAATCGGGGATCCCTCGATATACAAATATGCCGGATTCAATACCGGGGACAATATCGCAATGATAGATTCAAATCTATCCATTTCAGACCTTTTCCGGGTCAGTGAAGTTGCAAAAGACTGTTATACGGGCAAGTATGAGTTGAAGCTATTCCGAGGAAACCCACTCACAAACCGGGAAATGATGAATATCCGGTTGTCCGCAGTCGAAAGGGCAATCAAGGCAACAAAGGGGGATACAGTAGAATCTCAGCGCGGAGACCAGGCAACCACAAAGGAAATAGAAGATAAAATACTCGACCCGGCAGACGGGAAGATTGCCGCAGACGATGTAATACGGAATGAATCAATCGACAGCCGACATCTGGCATACGATTCAATAGCCCCGAATGCCTACCTGAAAGGGGTAATGATAACGCTCAACTGGAAAGGACGTGCAAACGAGGTCAATATATCGTCCGGTCTGGTTGTCATAACCAATTGGTCAACAAACACAAAAACAAGGTATTTGCTGAAAAAGTTGCTCGATCTTTCGCAGCCATATAACCCGCGCCGTGAATGGGTTGTGGAGGCATCGAAATATGTCCTTCCTCTTTCAGACGAAACATACTATGTATACGCAAAACTCCCGATCCCGGAACCGGAGGATGAAGATGACCCAAACGGAAAGGCGACAATAGAATTTCTGACCGAAAGAAAAGAGGTGAAGGAATTAATGTACGTTGATCATGGGTATTTGATGTATCAACTTGGAATTATCAATCAGGTAAGCTCACCACGGCAGGGGGAATTTCTCTGGGGCAACCTGGTAATTCCAGATCAACAAAGCATATCGCAGAATTTAACCGGCATACCGCAATATGGTTACATATACCCGGAATATGCACTTACCGACGCCCGGAATATTGCAAACGAGGGATGGAGGGTAATGGAGTTAACAGATTTCACATTCCTGCAAACTGTTGCATCCGGGGAAACTCCGGGCAACGATTTTTCAGGGCTGAATCTAAAATCAATAAACGCCGATTTCTGGGCCAGTGGTTCAGATAACAATTCAGATTTATTTGGATTTGACATTGTAGGAGTAGGCACCCGTGACGCCAGCGGAAATTTCAGCGGCATAAATGAGTTGTGTTATTTGGGTGCAGATTCTTCAGATGTAATGATATTTGCAGACCTGGTCAGCATCACGGAAACAGAAACCGTACCGGCAGTACAGGGGCGCACTGCCAGACTGGTGAAAGAGACATCGATACTTACAGAGCAGGGACAAACCGGATGGTATACGGGAAACAACGGACGCAAATATCTGACTGTATTCATAGGCACAACCGGTGAAGGATACGAATATACAACGCAGAATCTTTGTGAAACCAGGTTCCGGGATGGGTCGCTGATAATGGAAGTTACTGGCAACACACAATGGGCAGAATTAACCGGCCCGGCGTGGTGTGCTTATAACAATGTTGCTGCAAGCGGTTTCACGGAAGGGGAATTAGAGGATTGGGCGGAGACAATCGCTGAAAACATCGTGAAAGATTCATCATTTCTTGATCTGATTGACACCCCGGAAGAATATACCGGCATGTCCGGGAAAGCTCCGATTGTATCAACCGGCGAGGATGGGCTTATTTTCAGCGACGTCATGACCCGGTTACGTTCAGAGGCAACCACAACCGGCAATATTCCGACGGTTGATAACGACAACAATTTCATAATGCTTACCGGTATAGCATCCGGGGCTACGGGTGAAAATGAAATGACGGTATATCTGGGGAGTATGGCAGGAATGAAAGCATGGCACGGCGCGTCCGGAGAATTACCGGGAAGCAGGGAAGGGACAAAAACAATTTATTTCGTTGACGAATAATGCCGATATATAAAGAAAATAGGGCAAATCCCAATGCCATCTATTTTGAAGAGTCAAGTTTAGGATGGGTATATTTTGAAGATAAATTGGTATGGCAAAAAGAAGCGATTTCTCCTGAATTTATATTTACGGTTTCATTAACTGAAGAAACTCAAATTACCCTACCGTTACTGAATGGGTATACTTATGATTTTACTATTGACTGGGGAGATGGTAGTTCTATCGGAACAGTCACGTCATACAATGATGCCGACGCTACACATACATTTATGGCAGGGACGTATGATATAACAATAAATGGTATTTGTCAATGCTTTAGAACAGCCACTTTTTCAATTTATGATCAATTAGATGAAAGTATTGGAAATATAGCTCCGTATATTACAGAAATAAAGCAATGGGGCATTTGTGATTTTCTTTCTCTTTCATTCTCGGTTTGTGATTATTTATCTTCAATACCAAATGGAAAAATAACCGGCGCTGACAACGTTACAGATATAAGAGGGTTGTTCATGACTACGTCAATAACATCAATACCAGATGGGCTATTAGATTTATGTATAAAAGTGAACAATGCCACGGGAGTATTTGCATCATATTCGATAAGTTCTATACCCGCAGGATTATTTGACAATAACCCATTAATAACAAGTTTTAAAGACACTTTTCTTTCATCGTCTATTCAGTCCATCCCCGCAGGATTGTTTGATAATTGCACGTTATCGGTAAGGTTCGATACTTGTTTTTTAGAATGCAAATCATTGACTTCAATCCCCGCAGGATTGTTTGATAATTGCACATTAGCTACAGATTTTACACAGTGTTTTATGTCCTGTGAATCATTGAGTGGAAACGCGCCTGAATTGTGGTTGAGAGTCCCAGAGCCAAATGGACTGTTTTGTTTTGCAGAATGTACGGGATTAGATAATTACGCAGAAATTCCGTCTGACTGGAAATAGTAATTCACCGATGTAAAACGGTGAAAGCAAACCGGCAATAACCGCACCCACGCCCGCTATATATCCCTGAATTTTGGGGTATGAAAATAGAGTTTATCATACCCACTTACAACCGGCCTAACCATTTGGCCACGCTGTTAAGCAGCCTCACCGCACAAACTTCAATTAACTGGACGGCTCACGTCGTTGATGATTGCGCTATTCCCGGCACCCTTGCCCGGGTAAAGCAATTTTTCAAGGACGAAAAGCGGATACGCTGGACATCGCTCAACACCCGCTATAACGATCACGGCCACACCCCACGCAATCACGGACTGTCACAGGCTACCGAGAAACTTGTCTGTATGACAGGGGAAGATAATTATTACGCCCCTGTTTTTGTGGAGGAGGTTATAGATCAGTTCTCCGACAAGGTGAATTTTGTTTTCACCGACTTAATTCACAACTGGGGAAAGGAATATATCTATATGCAGTCGCTCATATTCTGGTCACACATCGACATTGGAAACTGCGTATACTGCGCCGAATTTGCAAAAAACCTGCATTTGGATG